GACCGCACCGGCTGACGACGCTGCCACGCGGTTCATGGCGGATGAGAGCGGAAGCGTGTCTTTTCCGCCCGCGTCTAATTCTCAGAAAACCCAGATCGCCGGAACCTTCCCAACATATGAAAAGGCGGCGAACATCCTTGATGCGTCCATTCCAGAGGGCAGGAAGCTAGACTTTGGCGCTGGGCTTGGGATGAGCAGAGACTTGGGCTTTGACACGTTTGAGCCGTTCCCAAAGGAGGGCTTTTCCCCAACCTACAGATCAGCCTCAGACATCCCAGATTCGTCATATGACAAGGTCACAAACCTTAATGTCCTCAACGTAGTTCCGCGTGAAGTCAGGGATGACATTGTCAGGAATATTGGCAGGGTTTTAACCCCCAACGGGGAGGCCATTGTGACGACGAGGGGGCGCGATGTGTTGACCGCTAGGGGCGTGGCTGGGCCTGAGCCTATGTCAATCGTCACGTCAGCAAACACCTATCAGAAGGGCTTCACCCAGAGAGAGTTGATCGACTACCTCTCAAGCACATTGGGTGACGGCTTCGATGTAACGCCAGTAAAATTGGGACAAGCGGGCGCAAAAATACGGCGACTGCCCGCGCCCGACCCCGCCGCCCAGCGTGGCATTTTGGCTTATCACGGCAGCCCGCACGACTTTGATCGCTTTAGCATGGACAAGATCGGCACCGGCGAAGGGGCGCAGGCTTACGGGCATGGGCTGTATTTTGCTGAAAACGCAGACGTTGCGCGGGGGTATCGGGATGCGCTTTCAGGTCGCCGCGATAGCTTCAGCAATCCGCCAAAATTCAAGGCTTTTGGAGATAGCGAGGCAAAATACATCGGGCCGAGCGATGCAATTTCCATTGCCAATGATGGGGAACTGGCGATTAGGCGCAGAATGGATCGCGTGGCGCGAGAAGTCAGCGATTTACGGGCGCAGGCACAAGCTGAGCCAGAGCTTGCGCCTATAATTGATGGAATGATTGCAAGCTATGACGGCGAAGCGAGGGAGCTTCAAACTCTTTTGGAGAAGGGAGCGGAGAATAACCTGCCCATTTCCGGCCGCCTCTACGAAGTCAACATAGACGCCAACCCCGAGGACTTCCTTGATTGGGACAAGCCGCTGAGTGAGCAGTCGAAGAAAGTGCAGGAAGCATTCCGCCCTCGAATTGAAGAATTGAGGAGGCTTGGCGCTTCAATCGGAAACGACCCAGATGGAGCAACGCTAGAGCAAATCGCGCATCCAACTGTGCAGCTTGACGATGTGGATTGGAGCCGTGGGCTTAGTCAGCAGGCATCGGACTACATCCGCGAAGCGGGCATCCCCGGCATTCGATACATGGACGCTGGAAGCAGAAACCCACAACCAAACTGGCGAATGTTAACGCCGGAGGAAAGCACATCAGGAAAATGGGTTGTCGGGAACGCCCCAAATGGACCTAATAAATACTTTGACAGCGAAAGCAATGCCATTGAGTATTTTGAGGCTAACAAGCCGCCGGAACCAACCCGCAACTATGTCGTGTTTGATGAAAACCTGATAAGCATAGTCAAAAAATACAGCATCGCTGGTGCTGCGGCGATGCTAGGTGTTTCCGCAATGGATGTAGAGCAGGCTATGGCGCAAGGATCGCAGCCACAAGGCCTTCTCAACCAATACCAAGACCAGCAGTGGCAGGACCGCGCCAAACGCGCTGGGCTGATTTAAGGAGCCGACATGGCATACGAAGCAGAAGACCTAACGCACGAGGTGCAGGAACTCATCAATCCCGAGTGGATGAGCGATGAGAAGCTGCAAGGCATCCTCCGCAATGAGATCGACGACGCCGTCGACTTCATCGACAACACCGTGTCGCCGGTTCGCGCTCGGGCCACGGAATACTATCGCGGCGAGCCATACGGCGACGAGGAGGATGGCCGCAGCCAAGTGGTCAGCATGGACGTGCGCGACACCGTGCAGGCCATCATGCCGTCGCTCATGCGGGTGTTCACGTCGTCCGACAAGACCGTCGAGTTCGCGCCCCGCAGCGCCGAGGACGTGCCCGCCGCCATGCAGGCGACCGAATACGTCAACTACATCTTCCACAGCGACAATAACGGCTTCTTGGAGCTTCACTCGGCCTTCAAGGACGCGCTGATCCGCAAGAACGGCGTCATCAAGTTCTACTGGGACGAGGCCGTCGAGACCAGCACCTCCGAGATGACGGGCCTCGACGATGCCGCTATGGCCATGCTCGCCGCCGATCCCGACGTGTCGATGGATGTCGTCGAGAGCTACCCCGCGATGGAGCAGACGCAAGAGATGGCGATGATGGGCATGGAGCCGCCGCTCCTGCACGATGTCCGCGCCACCTACCGCCGCTCCACTGGCCGCGTGAAGGTTGAGGCGGTGCCGCCCGAGGAGTTCCTCATCGACCGCCGCGCCAAGAACATCAAGAGCGCCGACTTTGTGGGCCACCGCCGCGTCGTGACCGTGTCCGACCTGATCGCGATGGGCTACGACGCCGACGAGGTCAACGGCCTCGCGTCAGACACCGACCAGATGGACCTCAACGTCGAGCGCTACACGCGCAATCCGGCGCTGACCAGCCGCACCGCCGACCGCAAGGACAGCGCCATGCGGAAGGTGACCTACATCGAGTGCTACATCCGCGTCGACCGCGACGGCGACGGCATTGCCGAGCTTCGCAAGGTCTGCGTGGCCGGTAGCAGCCACACCATCCTGATGGACGAGGCCTGCGACTTTGCGCCGTTTGCGTCGTTCACTCCCGATCCCGAGCCGCACGAGTTCTTTGGGACCAGCGCCGCTGACGTCGTCATGGACATCCAGCGCATCAAGTCCGTGATCATGCGGAACACCCTCGACAGCTTGGCAATGGCGATCCACCCGCGCATCGCGATCACCGAGGGTCAGGTTAACCTGCAAGACGTGATGAACACCGAGGTCGGTGGCATCATCCGCCAGCGCTCCGCCGGTCAGGTGCAGCCGATTGCCATGCCGTTTGTCGGCCAGCAGGCGTTCCCCGTCCTGCAATACATGGACGAGACCAAGCAGTCGCGCACCGGCATCTCCAAGGCCGCTGCGGGCTTGGATGCGGACGCGCTGCAATCGTCGACCGCCTCCGCCGTCAACGCGACCGTCAACGCCGCCGCGCAGCACATTGAGATGATCGCCCGCATCTTCGCCGAGACGGGTATGCGCGACCTGTTCAGTGGCATCCTGCGGCTTGTGTGCAAGCATCAGGACCAGCCGCGCATGGTGCGCCTCCGCAATGAGTTCGTGCCGATTGATCCGCGCTGGTGGGACGCCACGATGGACGTGAGCGTCAACGTCGGCCTTGGCCGTGGCACTGACAACGAGCGCATGATGATGCTGCGCCAGATCGGCGAGATGCAGAAGGAAGCTATGGCCACGATGGGTCCGGTGAACCCGCTGACCGACATGGGCAAGCTCTACAATACGCTGACCGAGATGACCAAGCTCGCGGGCTTCAAGGACGCGGATCGCTTCTGGAACGATCCGGCGCAGTTCCAGCCACCGCCGCAGGAGCCGCAGGAGCCGGACATCAACGAGCAACTGATTGCCGTGCAAATCCAGCAGATTCAGGCGGATATGCAAAAGAAAGCCGCAGAGCTTCAACTTCAGCGCGAGAAGATGATGGTCGAGGACAACCTCGCTCGCGACAAGATGGAGATGGACCTCTACGTCACCGCCGAAGAGTTTAAGGCCAAGTATGGCACTCAGCTTCGCGTCGAGGAGATCAAGCGCGAGACGGCGCTGGATCGCGAGACGTTCAAGGCTCAGTCCGACCTGATCAAGGGTGCCGTGAGTGGCCAGTAAGAGCACGGATCAGATCATCACAGATGCGCGGGCTGCGGCCCGCCTCAAGGACGACGAGGATTTATCCCGCTTCCTCGTCGAAATGGAGGCCGAGATTTTCGAGGCATTCCGAGCAGCAAACGCGGGAAACACAACGGAGCTTATCATGCTCCACGCCCAACTCGCTGGCGTGGACGCGCTCCGCATCAAGCTGCAATCGCTGATTGATGGCGGAGCCGTTGCGCAGCGCAAGGGCTAATCATATAATGGAGACCAGCAATGGCAGATACCGGCAGCCCAATGGGGACCGACCTGCGGAGCGCACAAGAAAAGATCAGGGCAATGATGGCACCCTCCCCCGAGGAAAATGCTTTAGCCGCTGATGCGTCCGAGGATGAAACCCTCAACACCGAAGCAGAGGAAGCCGTCGAGGCGGAAGCTGCCGAGGAGCCTACTGATGGCGAAGACTACGAAGACGAAACTGACTTCCAACCCGAAGAGGGCCGAACCTTCCGAGTTAAGGTGAACGGCCAAGAGATCGAGGTCACGGAAGACGAGCTTCTGAACGGGTATTCGCGGCAGCAGGACTATACGCGGAAGTCTCAAGAACTGGCCGAAAGACGCAAGTCGTTTGAGGCATTTCAGGCTGAGATCGACGCAGAACGCGCCCAATATG